GTTAACGCTTGAATCTACCTTATAAACTCTAATTGTATCTCCCACACTCGCAGTAGCGGGCAATGATAGAGATATAGCACCACCTGTCGCATCTACAAAATACCCCTGATTTACTGCTAAAGCTTGAGAAGCACTGATATTATTCCAAATAACTGTCGCCGTGGATGCGGAAATCGTTATGCTGTTTGCCCCATTTACTACACTGATACCCGAGCCTGCGGTAATTGTCCCTAGTGCAGGAGCGGCACCCGTTGCTCCAATTAATAGCTGACCGTTAGACATCGTCAAAGACGTAAGAGGGGAAGTCGTTGTACTCCCAGATATTACTGCGCCATTGATGTTAAATGAAGTGCTAGCAGTACCCCCAGATGCGATTGGGATAGGTATTGATAATGCGGGGTTGCCTATTACTTGCCATAGTGTGAATTCACCTATGATTGGATCTTGAAAATAGCCACAACTGATGTACCAAAGTTGGTTTACAGAATCAAAGTAGAGTGTGCCAGCTGCTTGTTTATTTTTTGGTACTGGTGCCCCAGAACCGCGAATAAATGTCACATTGCTAGTCCCCGACCCGCCTTGTCGGTTGATAAACTGTGGGTATGGGTTAATAGTCATGCTCTAGGCCGTTCAAATATTAAATAGAAATCTACCAAACATCCTTTCTTTTGGCTACTAGTTGACTGATTAATCTTTTTTTTCTAAATCCTTTTGACACTTTTCCCCTTTGAATTTCAAAAGAATCAATTTTTGAATCAACGCAATAGCATCAAAGGCGTCTATTAAAGAGACGCCTTCGGGTATTTCTATACAATATTCACCTGAATGATGTTCACATTTCAGTTTAATATTTTCATTCATTAAATTTGTCTCACAATAACATAATCAACTGTAGAAACATCATTTGTTTCAGCGGTTGCATCTGCTGGTTTTCTTGATGTAATAACAAAGTTTGTGTTGGGTGTAATTGCAAAAGTTAATAAACCTAAAGCTGTCGATGCGTTAATATTGCTTACTGATAATAAAATCCGATCAGTTGCTTGAATGTTTGTATTGGCAATTGTAACTGTTCCAGCCGTAAGGGTTGCTTGACCGATAAAGTCAGTAGCTGCACCACCTTTACATCTTAATGCTTTACCTGATCCTGAGACAGATATATTACCATTTGTAGCGCTCAAATCTGTTCCAGCTGTCAATGTGGTTGTTGTAGCCAAAGAACCTGGGGCTGTAACTGCTACTGGTAATGAAAGGGTTACTGTAGATCCTGCATTTGCTACACCAATTTGGTTAGATGTACCTGCAACAGTAATGTTTCCAGAAGTAGGATTTAAGTTATTGATAGTGAGAACATCACCACTTGATGATCCTAATGCAATCCATACAGCTTGATTATTGACCACTCCACCAGATGCATAAATTAATTGTGCTACTTCATCTAAATAAAATGTGCCAGGTGCTCTTTTCAAAGCTGCTGTAGGGGCACCATTCCCAACAATAATTGAGAAAGAATTTTCAGCAAATCCGCCTAATTTTGTAACATAAGGGACGTTTACGTTTACTGCCATAAAAAACCTTTTTTTGTTTGAATCTATCAAACATCTCGACTTTTGGCTACTAGTTGATTAACTTATTTTTTGGTAAGGAAAACCTAAGTTTTTGATGTGTTGATTTAACGCTGCACCTAGACTTGGTTTTTTACCTTTCCACCAAGCACCAAATTTATTGGAACCTTGAGTTTTTGCCATTGAGGCACCATTCATGAATAATTTCGCTATAGTGCTGGGAACATTGTCATATTTATAGACCCCATCGCCTTGGAACTTTACAAACAATCTTTTGTTTTTTGGACTGTATTTAAAACCGTACACAGTTGAGCTTTGAAGGCCTGATTGTGGTATACCTGCCTCCTCACCCTTGGAAATCTGAATACTGCCTTGTAGCTTATTTAAAGCATTGTCAAGGGTTGTTTTGTTTGCAGCTATGCGATTGATGTTTGCGTCAGGGACTTGTTTTGCGTATTTTGCAAAAGCCTTGGGGTCTCCTCCTGCTAATAGGTAGAGAAATTCAGCACCTTTTGGGATGCGATCTTCTTCTGAAACCAATTCCTCGGAAACTCTTTCTCGTGCAAGACTTAACGTGTCTTGTACTACTTTGAACTCTTCAGGGGATAACTCATTGATGACGGATGGGAGTTGTTCTATGAGTTTACCTAGTATTGGCTTCAGATCTACCATTAGGAACCTCTAAGTAGGTTTTGCAGTTCTAACATAGAATTCATGAACGCTTGCCTATCCGTTGGAGCGGTAAGGCTTTCTGTGGGTCTTGCTGACTCTTGAACCTGTTTCATGAAGTCGCCCATTTGTTGTTTTTTTCTCATAGGCTTTAGCTTGGGTTTGAGTCCAGAATCTTGTAACTCTTTATCTTGTTTGCTTGTAAACAGTTGTTTGGGTTTTGTTGGAGCTTTGAATTTACCTTTAGAAGCAATCAAATCTTTAATTTCTTGCTTAATGTCTTTGCCTGTCTCAATTTTGAATTGTTTTGCATATTCGGCAAAATTCTTATCTACAAATTTTTGGACTGACTTTTCACTAAATCCTTGGTCAATAACTTGCTTTATCGCATTTGCAGGAGTAGGCCGACTTTTGAATAACTCAGTTTCGAAAATAATTGGCTTAGATTCAACTTGCGGTTGAGGGGCTGGGGGCTGAGGGCTGATTGCTGATGGCTGGCTTACAGATGGTGCTTTAGCTTCTGCCATGGTCATTTCTGGTTGTAAACGCTGAGCTGCTTCAAACCTTTTAATTTGTCCCCTTTGCTCAGGAGTCACAGGAGGTGTAATGATTTCACCAGGTTGTGCTCTAACAACTTCAGGGGGTGCAGGTAATTGAAGCGGTGTAACTGGTTGCGCTAGAGGTGCTTGTGGCGTTACAGGTGCTTGCGGCTCTTCTGTTGTAATAGTTTCTTCAACTTGAATATCAGGCACTGGATACTTTTTACCTAATTTTGATAAGCCATAAGCAGCTAAGCCAACTGAAGCTATGTTTTTAACAGCGTTTTTGTAGTCTTTCTTGCTTTTTGAATCGATACTTTTTAGATAATTACCAAATGTTGATTGAAAAATTTCTTCTGGGTATTTTTCTTTATCTTTCTCGGTATCTGTAAAAAGATCTTGTAAAATTTTAGACGCGTTGGTGCCCGTTAAAGTTAAATAACTAAGATCTTTTAATTTATTGCTTGATTTACCAAGATTAGTGAGGATGTCTTTTGCATCATTCCCTTTTTTGAGAAGGTCAAAAATTATTGGTAGATACCTTATTAACTGCATCATTTTTTACCTTCAAATTTTTCAGGAGTACGTATTAGAGACCCACGTGCTAAAAAATTTAAAATACTCTTATAGGTTTTTGGATCATAAAGTGATTCTTTTATTTTTCTAAACGCATCTTTTTCAGGTCTTTGTATTGTTCCTAGTTGCTTTAACTGTTCATTATTATATTTAATTTTGTTCTCATTTGATATTTCACTAGCAGCTTGTAAAAAATCGACAAAACCAATTTTACCAGTATTTACAAATTTTTCTCTCAAAAGAATAAGGTTAGTATTAGGATCAATTTTCAAAACTTCTTCAATTTGATTTTTCAAATTTTCTGGTTTTACGTTTTTAATCTCTTTATTTAAAAAATTAGTTACTTGTGGATTGATTTTAGCCCCTTTTATTTCTTCGACCATTACTGGTGGATAACCTTTATCAGTTGCTATTTTTGTAAATTCATCGTTTGCGCCAAGATCTTTGAAAGGTTTATAAAAAGTAGCTAAACTTTCCTTTATGGTTTCTTCAGGTACTGCCGTTCCTGTTACAGACCTGTATAATTTTTCTAGAGGGCTAAATGTAATTGGTAAAGATTGTTCAAACGCACCTCCTGCCGCAGCTAAAGTATTTGCCATTTTAGTTAATTCTGTAGTTGCTTGGGCTGTATTTACTCCTCTGCGATATAGTTTAATTGCATAATCCCCAAATAGCTGTAAAGTTTGTGGCCCTGCTCCTGGCATGATTTGTTTTATGATATCTGAAGCTAAGTCTTTATAAATATTTGCATTTTGAATCTCTTGACCAGCGGCCAAGTTTCTTTGCTCCATCAATCCTTTAACTTTAGAACGTAAATACCACGGTGTTTCCCGTAACATTTCTTCTTGTTGTCTTTGATTGTAGAATTGTGGCCCTTGAACATTTGTATCTTCCATAGTTTCAGTTCTTGGAATCTTTTGATCCAATAACTCCATGGCTTTATTTGTTGTGTAAACGTCCAATCCTTGGCTTCCTGCTTGTCCCAAAAGACTGCCTAGCGCTTGTCCAAACTCTGCTCCTGCTGTGGGAGCTGGTAGATTTAAAATATTCATGAGAAGGTACCTCCTATACCGCCTAGTAGCCTTTCTAAAAATCCTGGTGTTCGGGGAGCTATATCGAAAGGTCTTTGTTCTAATGCTGGTTGTGTTTGTCCTAGAAGGTATTGCAGTCCTGTTTGTTTAAGACCTGCTCTTTGTGCAGCTAGTTGTTGTGCCAATCCAGTACCAGCTTGAGCTAGTTGTTGTTGATAGGCACTTGACCCTTGTGCTCCTTCACCCATGGAGGTAAAGCTTTCAGCGATTCCAGGGATTACTTGTTCACCGAATTGTCTTCTTATTGGTGCTTCTAACTCTTGCAAAAGTTCAGGATCGCCAGAAAGTAATCTGCTGATAAAGTCAAATCCTCCAGGAAACGCACCTAAAGTACCTTGCGCCATTTGCCCATACAACATTTGACGACCAGGTATATTACCGTACATTTCAGGTGATCCAGTAAAAAACCCTCCCCGACCTGTTGGTGTAAACTGTGGTTGGAAACCTAGAGGGCCTCCTAAAACGCTTGGGGTCATACTATTCCATTCCTAATCTTGAAACGCCTTTACCAATACCTTGCAATAAACCTAAAGCCCCAGTTTCTAAAGCACCTGGTCTACGTGGCATAAGATCAAAAGGTCTTGCTGCCATTACTTGCCCAGCTTGTGAAAATAGTTGATCTAGTGCTGACATTCTCATACCAGTTCTTCGTGCTGCTAAATCCTGTGCTAAACGGCCTGCTGCGGCGTTCATTTGTTGTTGGTAAGCACTTGACCCTTGTCCACCTTCTCCACGAGCTGTAAAGCGTCCTGCAAGTTCTGGTACGAGTTCTTCTTGAAACATGCGGATTGCTGGTTGTTCAAATTCGCTATAGAGTCCTGATGATGGCCCTAGAAGTGTACTAAGTAGATCGTATCCACGAGGTAAGTTCTGCGTTAAACCTCTGATCATCTGCTCGTAAAGCATTTCACGACCTGGCATTCGCACAAACTGTTCAGGTGTACCTAAAAGAAAATCTCTCAAACCTCCCCGACCTGAAGGTGTGAATGTGGGGCTAGTTAAACCGCCAGGTTGAAACCCTGATGGAGTAATAGACATAAAACCTCAACTTTTATTTATAACAATGGCAGTTTTATTTTTTTTAGACTAGTTTACGCATTTTTGACGTATTCAATTGTCACAAGAGTCTTGGTATAGGCTGTGTAATTGCCAAAAGTTGTGATGACGATGTTAGTCGCTGTGAGGTCTAATTGCACCTGAGGTGTAGCTTGTACGTAAGGTAGTGGTATAGCACCAACTGTCGGCTGTGTTGATGCTCCATAGATGTTTAAGAATTCTAGATCGGTATTTGTGAAGTCAATACCGTGAGCGATGTTGATTGTTCCTGTGTTCGGTAACGTTCCGCATTCAAATGTTTTTCTAAAAGCAAAACGGTTTCTTTGGGGGTTACCTGGAATATAAACTTGTTGGCCTGTGATTTGCTCTTCTGACAAATAAAATCCAATCTGACGCAAATTAACAGCGGTTGCAATTAAGCTATAAATAAGAGTCAATTGATCGGGGAGTAATTTAGGGTCATCTGTGAAATCAACAGAGTTTGGCAAGAACGCTTGGATGTAGTTAGTTGTGTTAATCGTCATTGGATTAACCTGCCACTTGAAGTAAATTGGATCACAATAGCCTGTATGATCATCTGTGCGTAGCTTTCTGCGGTATAATTAGAAATTTGTCTTGTGTCCAAGGTCAACTGCATTCTTAAAGATTGTCCTTGCACGCTGTTTTGCAGTATTGACCAGACATACTCTTGGGATTGATTACCTATAAGAAGTTGCGAAGGGGATGTTGATACAAGGTTGCTATCCGAATAATCGATGTTATTGATTGTGGTAACGGTACCTAAGTTCGTAGTAATGTCCCCATTGATGGGGTTACCGAGTGTGGTGTTGTCGTAGATATTACAAACAAATGAACCACCGCTTGATTGGGCTACGTAGAAATCGATTTCGTTGATTCGGATTGAGATAGGGGATTGTAGGAAGTAGTTAAAATCTTTGGTGACTACATTTGGTACAATAATTTTTGTAATCTGTCCTAAACCAAGATACGTCCCACTCCAGCCTAGAGGCGAACCATCCGCTTTAGTAACGGTTACAGTATCATTATCGATAATCGAAACTATGTAATTATAATCATTAATACCTGACGTCCCTACACATCCAGTTATTCTTATCGCTGCTCCTTCATCAAAACCGTGATCTGTAACAGTTAGAGCACCTGTAGTGTTGTTTACAGCGGTAATGTTGAGTTGTGCATCGTTAACGTTTAGACCTAGCAAAAAGGCAAATACATACCCTTTTTGGTTTCCTCCGATAGAATTACGGTAACCTGTTATTTGCTCAGCCGATCCCCATTCGAAATCTGCTTCACCCCAAGTTATCTCTGTATTCCAACTAATCGATTGATCAATCTTCAAATAAGAGTAACCTAGGGCGGTAACGTTATCTCGGTATTTTGCAAATGATTTATTGACGTAGTTGTAGACTAAAATTCTATTGGGATATGGAAATGCTTCGTTATTCAAAGAAGTAATTGTTGCATCGGGATACGCAAAATAGACGATCTCCTCGAAGTAGTTGATATTACCAGAAACTCTCTGTGGCCCAAAATCGGTGTTTTTGATCTTGAATATTTCTGATGGGATTCTTTCATCTACTCTTAGGATGTCCGTAGTTGTAGATTCATGAACTCCTGTCTGACCAAAGCCCATAGCGTATTTATCAAACTGCACCGTGGAGAAGGTAGATTCAACACCTAACTGGTCATTGATCTTTTGAAATACAAACGGGAGGACTTCATTACCTGTATATACAAGACGGAATGTAGATCTTTCGCAATAGATTAAAACGACATCTTTGTTTTGCGCTATGCTGGTAATAAACTCATTGGTAGGGACATCAATATATCCTCCCCGACCTGGTTTAGTTTCATCCCATGAGTAGGGATCTACTACTTGCCCCGTTGGGTTTTGTCCCCAGAAAGGTGTTCCATTTTGTGACCAACGCACCCTTTGTGGATATCTTTGGGCGTTTACATTCGATACGCCTTGTTTTGCTTCAACGGTGTTAAAGAAAATGGTTCTATCTTTGAATACACACCCGACTAAAGCACCCCTGAGATACACTATATCTGCAAGTGCTGGATTTGCGTTCAGATTGAGAGGTGGTTGGAAGTTTACAAATCCTGTTCCATCATACCAGCGAATGCCGTCTCCAGTTCCAGTTAAAGAACCTCCTACAACCATGATTCCATTACCTATGGCTGGGCCAGGGGCTGTGGCTGGGCTGATATCAAATGTGTTTGCAGTTACATTGCTGATTACAAATGGGAAAGCAATAATGCCAGCAACTATTGTTGAGGACACAAACGATACCACCATTCCATTCGATAGACCGTGTGCTGCTGTGGTAGTTACTGTAGGTGAAACAAAACCAGAAACAGTTACAGAAATTACATGTTGTCCAGGAACGTTATTCGTAGTCCAAAGAACATTACGATAGTTAAACGTGTCAAACTGTTGGTAGTTTGCACCTGTCCATGTTACTGCGGGCCTTGGAGTGCTCGTGCTTTTGTAAAAGCTTTCATCCTCGTATTGTGTAGTTACAAACTTATAGGCGTACTTTGTGTCGAATGCGAGGTTCTCTTCAAGGTTCAGTTGAGTTGTATCGAAATTTGGTAACCCCATGACAGGCAAGCCAGGGTAATAAGCGAATGTAGCTACAATAGACGTTGCTGCTGGAGCTGAAGCGATTGTTATAGCACCTGTAGCGTAATTGATTGTGCCTGTTGCTCCACCACCAGCCAAAACACCTAGACCATTGTCGGTAAGAGTAGCAGCACCTATGACGATGCTAAAGGATTCTCCTTCAAAGTTTGCAGTTGTTTCAAGTGAGGCAATTGTGATGATATTCCCACTAAACGCCCCTGAACCATTTGTAGAACCCAACGTAAATTCAATTTCACGTTTTAATCTACCAACTAGCTTAACACCGTCTTTTTGCTTTAAACGATTACGCCAGATAAGAGCGTCTTCAAGTGTAGGGAATGCATCGTTAGACAACTTCGCAGGGGCGATGTTGGTTTGGTATCCTGTTGCGAAATCTGAGATAACGAGATTATTTACACTCATGGAGCTAACTCAACGATTGCTTGATAATACGTGGGGCATGCAAAAGCATTATCACCGTTTACTTTTAAATATCTTGGTTTAAAAGTTCCTAATGCAGGGACATTGTTTATGTTTTCAACAAATATGAAAGCAGCATTATTTCCTAATGGTACTGTAATTGGTGGAGCAACTTGTAATGTTAATTGATAAATATTTGCTACATTTATTCCGCCAACTTGTGGAAATGTTTGGTCTACGTTATTATTGAAAGAAGCTACATGACCCCAAACATATACTAAACCACCTGGCAAAAATGTATATCCCTGTGTTCCTACACCACTACCAGAAAGTGCAGGTGTAAGTCCTCCAGAGCTTAATTGTATTTCACTTCCATTGTTAGCCCTTCTAAAAAACCACTCTAGATATGGTGTTCCACCAGCTGTCACATTTTTAGCATACAACGCAACTTGTGTCGTTGTTGTGGAGGGCCCTACAGCTTGAACATTCAATCTGACTTTGTCATGTGTTAGTCTTTTTCCTGAAGTTGGATCATTGATATCAGCATGATCATTCGATAATCCAGCAGCTAAGTTGTCAAAGTTTGCTCGAATAAGAGATGTTGTGTTTTTAATTTTCTGGGCTGAAAGAGGGATATTTGTTGTGTAAGTCATACTTTCATCCTAAAAGAAAAAGTTATTGTTACTAAATTGTCCTGTCATTTGAGCAGAGTATAACGTTGCCACTCTCTGCACATCTTGTTGGTTTAATGTTCTCCTTCTCACAAGATCCATTTGCTCTTCTAGATAGGGTTGATAGGCTTGAGCTTGGTCTAACTTTCCTGTATCGATGAAGATCTTCTGAGCTGCTCCAAATGCAAGAAGTTGCCACATAGCATTGAATACGGGTTCATCTGTAGGGTTCGTAAGTTCCGTAGGTTTCTTGTAGACGTTCATATTGACGATGTAGGCGCGGTCTGGGATTGGTCTAAAGGTAAATGTATCCTCGAAGAATAAAACCGACGTAGGGCGTGTAGCGCTGTAGCTGTAGTATGTACAATTCACATCTGCTGCACTTTGAATCGCAATAGGGAAAACGATACCAATTACACCCGTTAGATAGTTGATTGAACAAAAGGGTACAATTGCTCCATTGGAATCTAAAAATAAACCCTGACCATTGTCTCTTAAAACGATTGAGTCTCCGTTAATATCAATAGAGGCAACAATCACATTAGAAACAATTGTTCCAACACCGTTTGTATAACCTGCAAGGACTGGGCTAGTGCCAAGTGTTGCTGTAAATGGTCCTGGTATTCCGCTACCTGTTCCGATACGTTGAGTTACATCAAGTGTTGGGAAGGTGCGATTAAAGATGAGAGGATCTTGGAACCATTGAGTTTCATAGCCGTTAACCTGAATCAATGGCTCTACAAGTGTGTAATCATTCTTCGGGAAAGAGTAGCTAGCAACAAAAGGCTCGGTATAAAACTGGTAGGTCTCTTTGAGGTTTAACAGTTTCATTTGTTCGGGGAGGTCATAGAGATAAAACGTATTCACGTAAAAATCTATGTTCGCATCACTAAGCTTAGCTGGAGTGTCTAAAGCCGTAATTCTTCGAACTTTTGTCCTTATTTGTTGTAGCGTTGCACTCATAGCCCCTCAGGAAGTATCTCTACAGAGAATCTTTTTTCATATCCTACTTGTTTATGGACTTGTAATCCACTAACAGGATCGGTTACATAATCATATTTTGGAATTTTACTATCCATCAAATGTTTAATTTCCATCTTGGTAAGATCGTAAGTTCTCCCCGATAGAAGCTTTTGTCTAATTTCGGGTTGATTAGGATAGAGTTGTAGAGTGTATTGAATAGAGCCAGTCATAGGTGCTTGAAGATCAATAAAACGGCAACGGAACTTTTTCAAATCCTCTTGCATACGCTTATTTAGCTCTTCTTTTCTTTTTTTCTCATCGGTAGGTAACGGGTTAGCGTTTGACTTAACGATGATATCGTGTTCTTTGTGAACGATTGCAGATACTGTCATAGTTCTCCTTTTAAAGTTAAAGGGGGCAGTTGCCCACCCCCTAGTTTGTTTTAGGTCAATGCAAACCATTTAAATTTATTACCTGCAACACCCAACACGTTGGCTCCCAAAGCTAGTCCGCGAACACCTTCGTTCACTGAAGCTCCTGGAGTTACGTTTCCTTGGGCTAATGTAGTTTGTGATCCTGCTGGCTCAACTTGAGCAAAGCTAAACGGCACAGCCCCAGATGCTGGGAATGCGAAAGCTGTTGCTGCGGATGAGTCAATATCAACCACAAATTCATTTGCTGCTGGTACAGAAGAAATTCTTCCTCTAAGACCATTCAATTGTACTGATCCAAAGTCTGATGGGACTTGAAGAGTTACCAATTGACCAACGGAATAACCGTGATCTACAGATGTTTTAATCGTTGTAGTAGCACCTAGGGTGATTCCTACAATGAATTTCTGTCTTGGTTGCCACAATTGCGGAACAATCAGTTTTTGGCAAACACCAGCTGTTGCTTGTGATGCGAATCCTGATGAATCCAAATTGATCTTGAAGTTGTTTCCATCAACTACAATTGCAACTTGGAAAAACATTCCTGCAATTTGTCTCATGCTAGTTGTATTAGTGATCTTGATGATATCACCAGCAACATAACCATGGTTCAAAACAGTGATTGTTGTTTGGCCAAATCCTGCAGATGCAGAAAATGGTGCGCTCATGCTTTTTTGAGCTGCAAAGCTGCTTTCAGATGAAAGGAACGCTGTTACTCCACCTGATGTAATAGCGGCTCCTGTAGCTACGTTTGTAGCGGTATCAGCTGCATAGCCTAAATACCACTCAAATTGTCCAGCTGCGCTTGTGTTTGTTAGTTTTAAATATTTTCCTTCCGCTACGATATCCAATAGTTCGGATACGCCATCGGAGGTAAATTCGCCATATACTGCCATATTCTATCTCCTTACGAAAGCGTTGAGTTAAGTAGGAATACCCAGGCATCGTTGGTGATAACACCAGCATAGGCCATCTTCCATCCCACTGTTGCGTTAAGCGCTAGTGGTGAAGAGAAGATTGGTGGTCTATAGATGAACGAAGAGCTATAACGATCTTGTTCAACGATACAGTAGGACTCTCTACCGATTACGATTAGTGGATACACATCCGCACCGTTTGCAGAAGCGTTAGGCAACTTGGCTCCAATTGAGGAGAGCAAGAAGCGAACGTTCGCAATCGCACCATACTCTGCTGGCATAGTGGATTGGATGGATGGGTAGTTCCATTTGTAGGTAAATTGGGGAATGTTTTCGAACTGACTTTGCAATTGAGTCGAACCCATCGCTAGGTAAGAGTCTCTGGTGGGGCTTGTTCCTATACGATTTTCCCCGATGATACCGTCCATAAACTCGTACGCATTGTTGCTACGAAGTTGTTTAACTGTATTCACTGTATCAGAGAATGTGAGTTCTGTGGGGTTATCACCGTTTGATCCACCAGTACAGTTTACCTGTGACATAGTAGAAAGAAGACGATCTCTTGTGAGTTCATCCTCTGTTTGTCTGCTTTCTGTTACTTTCAGCCAATGCTTACTGACCAATTTTTTTAATTGGCGGAAGGTCTTGTTATTCCCTTCTCCTAATTTTTCAATTAGGTTCGGACTATCGCATACACTTTTTACAGTGTCTCTACCGCTTAGTCTCTGCGGGTCTTGACATAATCTCTGTTTGTCGTCATAATCCACGATATCATGGAAGAATTTAACAAATTTTCTTATCTTGCTGGCTATGTAGATGGTGATGGCTGCTTTTATTTGGGTACAACGATTCAAAAACCTAAAAATATTATTGTTTATGAAAGTTCTATACAAATTTTGTCTGTAAAACCTGAAGTTCTTTATTGTTTTAAAGAAAATTTCGGAGGTTATGTAAGACAAAAACCGCAAAAACTTAACCACAAAACTCCGTACGTGTGGACTATCAAAAATAAATTTGCTTTTGATCTTGCTAAACTCATTAGCGACCATCTTACAGATAAAAAAATCAGCTCTCAAATATTTATTAAAATGGCACACAGGATTAAACCTAATTGTGGGATTTCCATTTCTATTGAAGAGCATGAAATAAGATTGAAAATTATTAATGCAATTAGAGAGGAAAAATCTATGAATGATTTCATTGATGAAGAATTTGTCCAAAACATGAAAAATACTGTTCAATGTAAAACGCCCACTTCTAAAGACTTTGCATATTTTGCTGGTCTTATGGATTCCGAAGGTTGTTTTCGTATTAAAACTTGGAAACCTAAAACCAAACCCAACAAGGTTTATGCAATAAGTATTGAAATTGGTAATACTCGTAAACCAATTTTTCCTTTTTTGATAGAAACATTCGGAGGCTCTATTCAATATATTCATCCAAAATCCAAAAACAAAAAACCATTTGCTTTGTGGACTCTCTCCGCAGATGCCCTTTTCAAAATTCTTCCTAATATCTATCCGTATCTCATTAGCAAAAAAGAAGTTTGTGCAAAACTCATAGAGTTTCAAAAAACTATTCTTTCTAATGGAGGTGATAGGCATTCCGAAAGTTTTCGAATTCTCTATGAAAAAACTCGCATCATTCGGGATAAAATTATTGAAGAGGTTCATCTTCTTAACTCTAAAGGTTCATAATTTTTATCAAGTTCCCTCTGGTTGTCATAGGCTATGCAGCCCTTAGATTTTCCAAGGTATTCAGGTAAAGTTTATTGTCGCCCATAACGTTAAGCGACACTCCAAGCCTTTCCGCAGCTGCGTTAAGGACGGGATCTTGTCTTTGCAGTGTAACTTGCTCATTTAATTCTACGTAAGTTCCATAGAAACCAACGACCGCATCAATGTTTACAGCGGTTAATTGTTGAGCTGGGGGAGTTTGTCCCGAATTACCGATTGGCACAAGTGCTGCTGCCAATGGGTTATATCTGGTCATCCTCAGAGTTGTTCCACCATTTGCCGGCATGGTTCTATAGTCCGCACCGATTGTATGGATGAAATAAGGCACAGGAGTACTGAGCAATTTCATCGAAAATGATAGAAGAACTTGAGGAGGCAGTGTTGAAGTTGTTGTAATAGACATCTCTAACCTCTATTAGTTAGCGTCGTCCTTGAGATGCTCGCATTTCCTCATACAACTTTTGACGCATTTCTGTCGTCATTCTTCCCGAAGCAAATTCCTCTGCGTGGTCAAGTCCGCTTTCTTTTAAAGAGGAAGTTGTTCTCGGTTTCTGTAGGTTTTGACGTATGGTTTGTTTATCCACCTGTTCTGGATTTGCCCTATCCATCATGCGGATATACCTATACGCAGCAACACCCTTCGCATAAGGATCGCTAGTAGCTCTTAAGACTTTCGCTAGTTCTGGTTCATCTTTTATTAGCTTTCTAACGTTTTCCTCGCTTACCACGTCATCGAAATCAGTAAACTTTGATCTAAGCCTGTCCTCTGCTGTCTCCGCTTCAAACTTCACCCTCTCTTGTTGGTAGAGTTCTTTAGCCATTTTCTTTGCGAGCAACTTTACGTCTTTCGCTGTGACGATATCATCGTCGGCTAATGCGACATCCTCTTCTTCTGGCTGAGGCTGACGGCTGACGGCTGGGGGCTGTCTTTTTTCAAAATCTTCTAATCTTTGCTCGTAGTATTCGAGCTTTTTACGCATTTCTCTCCAGTTCCGATCTTGTTTAGATTCCTGAACTTGAGCCTCTTGCGTAGGCTCTTGAACTTCTTGAGGCTGATGTGACACCTCTTGCTCTAACACATCAATTGGTTCTTCGTCATTCATGAGCTTTTCCTTGGCGAATGGATTATTACTGCCTCGCTTGTCTAGGGTACGCCTAGCCGAACAAGATAACACTAAATTAATTTTACCTACTGTTAATGTCAATTTTTTGTTATATAATCTTTAGCTTTGAAGGAAGATATGAAAGAAATAGATCTCGTAGAAGGTAGAAAAAATACCAAAGAAATCAACATCTCTGAACTATCAGCAAATGCTTATAGCACTCAAGAAAGGTTGCAAGTACAAGAGATAGTAGATGAGAAAAAAAAGAATCACCAAAAGATGATGGATAAGATAATTGCTGAACATCGTAACTATGACCCCCAAGGTTATTATATCGTGGTGATTAGCAAAAACGACTACACCAATACCAACGTTATCAAAACTAGGTATTTTGTTAGATCAACAAAACCCGAACCCGATTGGAGCCAAGATCTTTACTACTACGACAATCAAAAAGAGTGCCTGTATTTTATCTATAGCTTACCTAAGCAAGAGGACACGGTTTATTTCAAAAAGAATTGGGACCTATTCAAGCCTGAATGGGTAGAGCCCTACATGGCTGCTATTACTGCTATGCAAAATGGGACTCTTATTTATTGGGATGCACCTGGGAAAAAGATAGAAGACTTGACGCAACCTAAAAGAGATGCTACATCTAAAGTTAAACTCATCATTTAAAATGTTCTCCCTAGGCGTTTACTCAGCGTTCCATCCACAAAGAAGTGGTTGGCATATTCTTTTTTTAATTGTTTCCTTTTTTTGTCTTTATGGATATATTACGTTTATCAATCATCAGATTGATGAAAAATATTCAGAACTTATTTACACCCAGTAATGGGAAAGGAGTAACGCCCTGAGTGTTTTTTGGAATTTTATTAGAGAGGTTTTTACCTCTCTTTTTTTTTAAAAGTCTACTCTATTACCAAACCGTTGGCCACTTTTTGACCTCTAAAAGCTAAAGAGTAGATAATCAAGCATAAACTAGGTCAAAAAAAATCTAGCGCATTACTGAATTTTTCAGCCATCACTATCGGCTTATGACTAAACGCTAGACCATCCTTTTAAATGCCGATTAACAACGCCATTTCTTACGAGCGAGCCTTAGACGAGATTTTGGATTTGCTGCCGCTTCGGGAAACATCTTCATTTGTCCTGCGGATCTAGCGCAATAGGACTTTCTACGTGCTGCTCTTTTTGGCCCTGGGTCTTTCTCTGTTACAGCCATAGCAAGCTTAGAGCCTGGATTTTCTCTACGGTAGGAAGCAATTCCTTTGGGATTAAGGCCTCCCGTTTTGGACTTGCCTTCTGATCGACCCCAAGCCGGTGTTTTGTATTTTGCCATGGTGAATCTCCGAATGCTTTAGCGTGATGATTTAGAGCGATTAGATGCATAGGTCTTTACCATCGTAGGTTTGCCTTTTACGCCCTGTTTTTTAGCCCTTTTGCGCTTTACTGCTGATTGTATTTCAG